GCCGTCAGTGGGTGAGCAGGCGCTTCTTCTTTGCCTCGGCGGCGAACCAGATACCGGCTTTGTGCCTACGGGCATTTTCTCCGATGACAATCCCGCGCCGTCTGCCTCGGCCGGTGCCTTACCCTGGTCATTTCCCGACGGCGCGGTGATCGAGTACGAGCCGGAAAGCGGCGCACTGACTGCAATCGGCATACAGACCGCAACTATTAAAGCGGCGGTAAAAATCCTGTTCGACTCGCCAGAAGTGGAATGCACAACGCTGCTCAAAACTGCGCAGCTGGAAGTCACTCAGGGCGGCACGATGAAAGGTGACGTGACGCATACCGGCGGCAACCTTTCCTCAAACGGCAAAGTCCTGCATACGCATATCCATACGGGCGACAGCGGCGGCAAGACGGGGGCACCGGTATGACAACCGCAAAATATATCGGCATGAATCGCGAAACCGGCGGCGCGCTGACCGACCTCGATCATATCCGGCAGTCAGTGCGAGACATTCTGCTGACACCGCTCGGCTCCAGGGTGATGCGTCGCCAGTATGGTTCACTTTTATCCGCGCTGATTGACCAGCCGCAAAACGAGGCGCTGCGCCTGCAGATTATGTCGGCCTGCTATCTGGCGATTCTGAAGTGGGAGCCGCGCGTAAAGCTGACTGCCATCAGCTTTGAGTCAGATATCAACGGCGCAATGGTGGTCGAGCTGTCCGGTAACCGCACCGACAACGCGCAGCCTTTTTCCCTAACCGTTCCTGTGAGCTGAGACTATGGCAACTATCGACCTGAGCCAGCTGCCCGCGCCTGACGTGGTGGAGCCGCTGGACTATGAAACCCTGCTGGCCGAGCGAAAGGCGACGCTGATTTCCCTTTACCCGGCCGATAAACAGGACGCTATCGCCCGCACGCTGACGCTTGAATCAGAACCCATCGTCAAGCTGCTGCAGGAAAACGCTTATCGCGAGCTGATCCTGCGCCAGCGCATCAACGAGGCGGGGCAGGCAGTGATGGTGGCGTATGCACTGGATGGCGACCTTGACCAGCTCGGCGCAAACAATGGCGTAACCCGCCTGACCATTACCCCGGCCGATGATACAGCCATACCGCCAACCGCCGCTGTGATGGAAAGTAACGATGATTTCCGGCTGCGCATTGCTTCCGCCTTTGAAGGGCTGAGCGTGGCCGGGCCGACCGGTGCATATGAGTATCACGCCAGAAGCGCGGACGGCCGCATAGCCGATGCATCAGCCATCAGCCCGTCGCCTGCAGTGGTCACGGTGACAGTGCTCGCGCGTGAGGGCAACGGCGTGGCCGGTGATGATTTGCTGGCCGTGGTTAACGCTGCGCTCAATGACGAAGACGTGCGCCCGGTTGCCGACCGGGTGAGCGTGCAGTCAGCGAAGATTGTGAATTATGAAATCGTGGCCGAGCTGTACCTCTATCCGGGGCCGGAGGCGGAGCCAGTCCGCGCCGCCTCTGAGGCAAAGCTCGCCGCCTTTGTCAGCGCACAAAAGCGCCTCGGCCGTGACATTCGCCTGTCTGCGCTCTATGCCGCCATGCACGTTGAGGGCGTGCAGCGCGTCAACCTTATCAAGCCTTCTGCTGACGTGGTGCTCGACAAAACGCAGGCCGCTTACTGCACAGGCTACACGCTGACCGTGGGAGGCTCGGATGAGTGATCGCCTGCTGCCGACCGGCTCGTCAGCGCTTGAGGTTGCTGCCGCTGAAGCGCTGGCAAGCCCAGGCGCGATGAGCGTGCCGCTGCGCCGGTTATGGAATCCCCAAACCTGCCCGGTGGAGTTTCTGCCCTATCTGGCGTGGGCGTGGTCAGTTGATCGCTGGGATTCAGCCTGGCCCGAATCAACAAAGCGCGCCGTGGTTGCTGCCTCGAAGTACGTGCACCGGCATAAGGGCACGATAGGTGCTATCCGCCGCGTCGTTGAGCCGCTGGGCTATCTCATCAGGATAATTGAGTGGTGGAAAACCAACGAAGCGCCAGGCACGTTCCGGCTTGACGTGGGCGTGCTGGATACCGGCATTACCGAGGAAATGTATAACGAGCTGGAGCGCCTGATAGCCGACGCGAAGCCCTGCAGCCGACACCTCATCGGCCTGTCTATCAATCTGGACGCGAACGGCGCGCTGCCGGTTGCCGTTGCCAGCTACAGCGGGGATGAGCTGACCGTTTATCCCTACACCCCTGAACTTATCAGCGTCGGCGGGCCGGGTTATTCCGGCGTGGCGGTGCATCCTATTGACCTGACGGAAGTGAGCGCATGACAACAAAATATTTTGCCCTGCTGACCAATCAGGGCGCGGCTAAGCTGGCGAACGCAGCCGCGCTCGGCTCAAAAGTGAATATCACATCATTGGGAGTCGGGGATGGTGGAGGAACGCTGCCAACGCCTGACGCGGCACAGACTAAGCTCATTGGCGAGAAGCGCCGCGCGCAGCTTAATTCGCTGACCGTTGACGCAGCAAACAGCAGCCAGATTATCGCCGAGCAGATTATCCCGGAAAGCGAAGGCGGTTTCTGGATCCGCGAAATCGGCCTTTATGATGCCGACGGCGTGCTGATTGCCGTTGCTAACTGCCCGGAAACCTATAAGCCGCAACTTGCTGAAGGCAGCGGCCGGACGCAGACCGTGCGCATGATTTTAATCGTGAACAGCACAACTGCCGTCACGCTGAAGATTGATCCGTCTGTGGTGCTGGCGACGCGCAAATATGTTGATGACGCTGTGATCGAGGTGAAAGCCTACGCTGACAGCGTAATGAAAAGTCATACCGATGCTAAAAACCCGCACAGCCAGTACCTGCAGATCGCAAATGCCTTGGCTGAAATCAAAGACGCCGGGCTGATTGCTGACGTTCTCAAAAACCTCGGTTTAGGCGAAGGCTCTGCTGTGCCGGTAGGAGTGCCTTTACCGTATGCATCTTCTGTACCGCCCGCGGGATGGCTGAAATGCAACGGCGCATCCTTCAGCGCCTTAGCCTATCCGGTACTGGCGAAACTCTATACGTCGCTTAAGCTACCCGATCTGCGCGGTGAGTTTGTTCGTGGCTGGGACGATGGACGAGGCGCAGACACTGGGCGAGCACTGCTGTCTTCGCAGGGCGATGCAATCCGTAACATTAAAGGTTTTGTCAGCGCCTCAGGCGGATCGCAATTCGATTCCTTTTCCGGGGCATTTTATGATTCAGGCTCAAGGGATGGAACAGTTGCCACTACCAGTGGCAAAAGTCAGTATTCGGATGATTTCTTTTTTGACGCCTCGCGCGTGGTGCCGGTGGCAGCGGAGAACCGCCCGCGCAACGTGGCGTTTAACTACATTGTGAGGGCTGCATAATGGCTAAGGTGACACTTGATAAAAACGGGCTTGCAAAAGCCGACGGCACGCTGACGGTGTACGGCTATGACGCGCTGACTGGGGAGTTTACCGGCGCGGTGCAGGAATTTCTGGCGCAGGGCGTCGGCTTGCCCGCCTGTGCCTGCCTGACCGCACCGCCTGACGCACAGGCGGGCATGGTGGCCGTGTATCAGGACGGCAGCTGGCAGCGCGTGCCGGACCATCGCGGCGAAACGGTTTACCCGGTTTCCGGCGGCGCGCCGGTAAAAATCACGGCGCTGGGTGACTATCCGTCAGACACCACAACGCAGGCCCCGGCAACCGCGTTTGATAAGTGGGATGGTGAAAAGTGGGTGACGGACAGTGACGCGCAGCATGCCGCAATGGTAAGTGAGGCCGAAGCGGAAAAGGCATTACGGATTGCAGATGCTAATAGTGTGACGCAGGCATGGCAAACGCAACTCAGGCTTGAAATTATAAACGATGCGGATAGGGTTTCGCTTACTGAATGGATGAAGTACGTTCAGGCCGTGCAGGCCGTTAAAACCAACACACTAAATATCGAGTGGCCTCAAAAGCCCGTTTAGAAAAAGAGGGCAGTATATAGCCCTCTTCTGAATCATTTTTTAAAAAAATGCCACTAATAATAAATATACGATAAACCCAACAATAAGAGTAGATATACTTAAAAGATAAGCCGCAATTTTTTTTCCTAAGAAATAAGGGCGACTCTTTGCAAAAACATTTTTATTTATTGTTTTGTAGTCATTATCAATTAAATTTATTGCGTTAACCGCATGCTGGGGATTGCTGGCGGTTAAAAACATGCTGACGCCAAATCTATTAAAAAGCTCCCTGCTACTCATTTCTAGAACAATATTTGCTGGCATTAGCCCCTTTATATATTGGAATGCATCATTGTTTTGCTCTAATAAATAATCAGTAAGAGAGTGATCTTCTAGTAGTTTTTTCAATCCAATCATGGGGATGGTGAATTTATTAATATCTTCCAGGGTAACTACCCCACTGGATTTGAAGTTTTCATTCGCTGATTTTATCGCATCCGATGCTTTTTCCAGTAAAGGTATTAACAACCCAACTTTGGCTCTTGCCTCAGATAACTTGAATGTTATCAATCCCCATAAGAATAGTAAAAAAGGCACACTAGCGAGAATTACCTCCTTTAGTTTTTTTTCTATTGTTTCACTATCTTTTGGGGTGTCTTTCTTATTTTTATCTAAGTTATAATTTAGAATTGCTAGATATAAAGGATCAAGGGCTATAGGTGTGGTAAATCGCAAATAAGGACTTTCATTTATAAATAGATTGAATGTGTCGCTTTTATTTATATCATATATCTCATTTCGATTGATTGAACATTTTAGGTTTTTATTATTATTTTCTGTGTTTTCAACTGCCCTCTCTGGAGGGGGCAGGATAACTTTACATGAAGGAGGGCGAGTGGTGGTCACTCTTTGATCAAGTTGATAAAAAGTATGCGTTGGTGTGCATCCTGTCAAAAATAAAGCAAATAAAATCCAGTTTTTCACTTATCCTCCACATAAATTTGAGTTAAAACCTGAGATTGATAACGAACCCTAATCAAATGGTAATTTACTAATCGATTTTTTTCTAGCTTTGGCAAATTGTTCTCTGTGCTCTCAGCAAACACCAATCACATGAATCCCTATGACCGAGCAGGCAATCTGAGCACAACCCATTACACGGAGTGCTACAGATGTCTGATTATCATCACGGTGTCCGCGTCGTCGAAGTCAACGACGGCACGCGCACCATTACAACCGTATCAACCGCAATCGTGGGCATGGTCTGCACTGCGCAGGATGCGGATGCGGCAACCTTCCCGCTCAATACGCCGGTACTTATCACCAACGTGCAGGCAGCTGTCGGCAAAGCCGGTAAAAAAGGCACGCTTGCTGCTGCGCTGCAGGCCATTGCTGACCAGTCAAAACCCGTGACCGTCGTCGTACGCGTCGCTGAAGGTGCCGACGAAGCCGAAACCACGTCCAATATCATCGGCGGCACGGATGAAAACGGCCAGTATACCGGCATGAAAGCGCTGCTCGCCGCGCAGACCCAGCTCGATGTTAAACCGCGCATCCTCGGCGTGCCGGGGCTGGATTCAATGGCGGTGGCAACCGCGCTTGCCAGCATTGCGCAGCAGCTGCGCGCCTTTGCCTACGTGTCAGCATGGGAATGTAAAACCATTTCCGAAGCCCGCCTGTACCGCCAGAACTTCAGCCAGCGCGAAATCATGGTTATCTGGCCCGACTTTCTCGCCTGGAACACCACGACGAGCAAATCCGATACCGCCTTTGCGACCGCGCGCGCGCTGGGCCTGCGCGCAAAAATCGACAACGACACAGGCTGGCATAAAACCCTGTCTAACGTCGGCGTCAACGGCGTGACCGGTATTTCTGCATCCGTGTTCTGGGATCTGCAGCAAACCGGCACCGACGCCGACCTGCTCAACGAGGCCGACGTCACCACGCTAATCCGTAAAGACGGTTTCCGCTTCTGGGGCAACCGCACCTGCAGTGATGACCCGCTGTTTCAGTTTGAGAACTACACCCGCACCGCGCAGGTGCTGGCCGACACGATGGCCGAGGCGCACATGTGGGCGGTTGATAAGCCGCTGACGCCGGTTCTGGTGCGCGAGATTATCGCGGGTATTAACGCGAAATTCCGCGAGCTGGTTAACGCCGGTTATCTGCTGGGTGCATCAGCCTGGTATGACGAAAGCGCCAACGATAAAGACACCCTGAAGGCGGGCAAGCTCTTTATTGATTACGACTATACGCCGGTTCCGCCGCTGGAAGATTTAACACTGCGGCAGCGCATTACCGACACCTATCTGGCGAACTTCGCCGCATCCGTGAACAGCTGAGGAGCCGGATAAATGGCACTGCCACGCAAACTGAAGGGCATGAACCTTTTTAATAACGCCAACAGCTATCAGGGTGTTGTCACCGCCGTGACCCTGCCGAAGCTGGCGCGCAAGCTCGACCCGTTCCGCGCGGGCGGCATGAGCGGCGCAGCCTTTATCGATAACGGCCTGGAAGATGACGCGCTTGATATGGAATGGAGTATCGGCGGCATTGATGAGCTGGTACTCACGCAGTGGGGTGCGTCTGACGTTCCCCTGCGCTTTACCGGCTCTTACCAGCGCGACGATACCGGCGAGGAAATCGCGGTCGAGATTGAGGTGCGCGGTAAGCATCAGTCGTTTGATTTTGGCGAAGCCAAACAGGGCGAAGATACCGAAACCAAAATCACCAGTAAAAACACCTATTACAAGCTGACCTTTAACGGCAAAGAGCTGATCGAAATCGACACCATCAACATGGTGGAAAAGGTTAACGGCACTGACCGCCTTGAGCAGCGCCGTAAAAACCTCGGCCTGGTATAACCCCTGACGTCAGCGCCCACCGCTGGCGTTACCTGACTACAGTGAACAGAGAGCAATCATGGAAAAGAAAGATAGCGTTGTTGAGTTTGAAACCCCGCTGAAGCGCGGCGAAACCGAAATCAAAAGTGTGGAGCTGGTTAAGCCGACCGCCGGAAGCCTGCGCGGCGTGCGCCTGGCCGACCTGTGCCAGTCTGATGTTGACGCGCTGCTGACCGTGTTGCCCCGCATTACCCTGCCAGCGCTGACAAAGGCCGAGTGCAATGCGCTCGATCCGGTTGACCTGATTGCGCTGGGCGGCAGGGTGATCGGTTTTTTGCAGTCGAAGTCGGACGAATAGACTGGCCGCGCGGCCTGACGGTTAACGACCTGATGGCCGACATTGCCACGATATTCCACTGGCAACCCTCCGAGATGTACGACATGCCGCTGGCCGAGCTGATCGACTGGCGGCATAAAGCCTTTATCCGC